CCGCCGATCCCCGTGAGGACGGTCTGGTCAAGAGCCGCACGGGCGATACCACGGACGCCGCGACCTATGCCGGCTGGTATCAGAGCGTGTACCTTCCCGCTGCCGCTGCGGAAGAGAATGAGTAAGGAGGGCTGACCCATGATCATGCGCGAGATTGAGATCTGCGGTAAGAAGATCCCTTTCCGCTCCTCCGCGACTATTCCCAGACTGTACCGGGCGAAGTTCAAGCGGGACATCTTCAAAGACCTGTCCCGGCTGGAAAAGTCCTACAAGGGCCGCACCGAAGAGGGCGAATCCTTCCAAATCGAGGATCTTGAGATCTTCGAGAACGTGGCCTACGTCATGGCCTATCATGCCGATCACACGATTCCCGCGGATATCGACGAATGGCTCGACCAGTTCGACATGTTCTCCATCTATGAGGTTCTGCCTCAGATTCTTGAGCTTTGGGGCGAGAACATGGCGACGGAGGTAGCCGCAAAAAAAGCCAGGGCAGAAGTGAGCGGGAAATGACCACGCCGCTGTTCCTTCTGCGCTGTGTGGAATTGGGAATTGGTATCCACGACCTCGACCTGCTCACCGTGGGCCTGGTCGTGGATATGTGGACGGAAAAGTCCAACGACGGCGTGAAGTATGCCCGCATCGCCGGGCAGGCGGATTTCGACAAATTCTGACACAGAGGTGAGGAGTCATGGCAGGCAGGATCAAGGGCATCACTGTTGAGATCGGCGGCGATACCACAGGTCTTGAGAAAGCTCTCAGGTCCGTCAACACCACGATCAAACAGACACAGACCGCGCTGAAGGATGTCACGAAGCTGCTGAAGCTGGACCCCTCCAACACCGAGCTTCTTTCGCAGAAGCACAAACTCCTGCAGCAGTCCATCGGCGCGACAAAGGAAAAGCTGGAGTCTCTCAAACAGGCGCAGGCCCAGGCAAAGGAGCAGCTGGAGAACGGCACTCTCGGCCAGGACAAGTACGACGCTCTGCAGAGGGAGATCATCGAGACCGAGCAGGAACTCCGCCGTCTGCAGGAAGAGGCGCTGAATACAAACCAGGTCCTTGAGCGGATGGACGTTGTCGGCACGAAGATGCAGCAGACCGGCGACGCCATTGCCGGGGTCGGTCAGAAAATGATGCCCGTAACCCTGGGCATCGTCGGCCTCGGCACTGCCGCCGTCAAGACCGCCTCCGATTTTGACGAGGCAATGAGCAAGGTGGCTGCTGTATCCGGCGCTGCGGGCGACGATCTGCAGGCACTCCGGGACAAAGCCCGGGAAATGGGTGCGACCACCAAATTCTCCGCCTCTGAAGCCGCCGAGGCCATGAACTACATGGCGATGGCTGGTTGGAAGACCGGGGACATGCTTGACGGCATTGAAGGCATCATGGCCCTTGCCGCCGCCTCCGGCGAAGACCTGGCTACCACCTCGGATATCGTGACGGACGCACTGACGGCCTTCGGGCTCACAGCTGCGGACTCCGGGCATTTCGCGGATATCCTTGCGGCTGCGTCCAGCAATGCTAACACCAATGTCGCCATGATGGGCGAGACCTTCAAGTACGCCGCGCCTATAGCCGGCGCGCTCGGCTACTCCGCCGAGGACGTTGCGGAGGCTATCGGTCTCATGGCAAATGCCGGCATCAAGAGCACCCAGGCCGGTACCGCTCTGCGTACCATGATGACCAAGCTGCAGGGCAACCTGGAACTGTCCGGAGCCGCCTTCGGTGACGTCACCATTGCCACGGCAAACGCTGACGGCTCCATGCGTGAGCTGGGAGACATTCTCGGCGATCTGCGCGTGTACTTTGGGCAGATGACTGAGTCTGAGGCCGCTGCCGCAGCGGAAGCCCTGGTCGGCAAAAATGCCATGTCAGGCTTCCTCGCGGTCATGAACGCCGCCCCGGAGGATATTGACAAGCTGAACAGCGCGATCGCCAACTGTGACGGCACCGCGCAGCAGATGGCGGATACCATGCAGGACAACCTCGCCGGGCAGCTGACGATTCTGAAATCTCAGCTCCAGGAACTCGCCATTTCCTTCGGTGAAGTTCTGATGCCAATGATCCGCAACGTGGTGTCAAAGATCCAGGCTTTCGTTGACAAGCTCAACAGCATGAGTGACGCTCAGCGTCAATCTATTGTCAGAATAGCGGCTATCGTTGCCGCAATTGGACCGTTTCTGATCATTCTCGGCAAGCTGATATCAACGACAGGCAGCGCAATGAAAGGATTTGTCAGTCTGGCGAAGGGATTCGGCAAGCTGAAGATCGCCGTGTCAAGCGGCACAGGGCTTCTCGGCAAGTTGGGAGCCGCGCTCGGCGGCATATCCGCCCCGGTGCTTGCTGTCGTGGCCGTTATTGCTGTCCTAGTCGCCGCCTTCGTGCATCTCTGGAAAACGAACGACAGCTTCCGGGAAGCTATTCTCGGCACGTGGAAAAAGATCAAGACCACCGTGTCGAATTTTGTCGAAGGGATCAGGGAGCGGCTCTCCGCTCTCGGCATTTCTTTTGAAGATATAACCTCCGCGATCAAGAAGATCTGGGACGGCTTCTGCAAGATCCTCGCTCCCGTTTTCGAGGGCGCGTTCAAAGCCATATCCGTGGCTTTGGAAACGGTGCTCGGAGTCATCACCGGTATCCTTGATGTTTTCATCGGCATTTTCACGGGCAACTGGTCTCAAGCCTGGAACGGTGTGAAGGAGGTCTTCTCCTCTGTCTGGAACGGCATCGAGGGGTGGATCAGCACCGCCCTTGAGACCATCCGCGGGGTGGTAGACGTCTTTCTCGGCTGGTTCGGCACGAGCTGGTCTGCCGTGTGGACTTCGGTCAGCACCTTCTTCACCAACGTGTGGAACGGCATCACGAGCTTCTTCTCCTCTGTATGGGAGACGATCAAAAACGTGGTGCAGACCGGCGTCATGCTGATCGGCTCCATCCTGGAGGCGGCGTGGGACATCATCACGCTGCCGTTCCGTTTCATCTGGGAGAACTGCCGCGAGACAGTAGAGGCTGTATGGGAGGCTATAAAGTCTGCTGTTTCCTCTGCCATTGACGCGGTATCCCAGACTATAAGCGCGGTGATGACGGCGATCCACAACGTGATCTCCACCATCTGGAACACTATCAGCACAAAGGTGTCCGCCGCCCTGGAAGCCATCAAGAGCGTGGTGACCACGGTCTTCAATGCGATCAAGGCTTTTGTCTCTCCGCTCTGGAACGGAATAAAAACCGCGATCAGCACCGTGGTTGACGGCATCAAGAGCAAGGTGAGCACGGCCTTTAATGCTGTGAAAAGCACTGTGACCTCTATTTTCAACGGAATCAAATCCACGGCCACCTCCGTGTGGAACGGGATCAAGGCCGCCATCACAACGCCCATTGAAGCCGCGAAGGACAAGGTCAAATCCATGATCGACGCCATCAAGGGCTTCTTCTCCGGGCTGAATATCCAGCTCCCGCATATCAAGCTGCCGCACTTTCGCGTGACCGGCACTCTGTCCATCTCGCCGCCGAGCGTACCGCACCTGTCCATTGACTGGTACAAGGAAGGCGGCATCATGGCGAAGCCGACTGTGTTCGGCATGAACGGCTCCGCTCTCATGGCTGGCGGCGAGGCCGGCGCGGAGGCGATCCTGCCCCTTGCCGGATTCTACCGGCAGCTGGAGGCGATGCTCGACAGCAAGCTGAACCTCGGCGCACTGGAGAGATATCTGAAGGTCATTGCCGACAACAGCGGCAAGGGCATTTATCTGGATGACGGTACGCTGGTCGGCAGGCTCCTGCCCGCCATTGACAGCGGACTCGGACAGAATCAGAAACTGAATGCGAGGTTGGCGCTATGATCCCTGACGTAACAATCAACGGCGTGTCTATGCGGAGTCTGGGCTGGCTGCGGGAAACCGTAGACTTCCCGGCTCCGCAGTCCCAGAGCAGCACCATCGTTGTTCCCGGACGGAATTCTCCCATACGCTTTACCGAGGCTCTAGGCCGAGTATCCTACCAGCCCCGGTCGTTCACGCTGACTTTTTCCATGCTCGGTACCCGTGCGGAATACAATCAGCTGGTCAGAGAGGTGATCAACCGCTTCTCCGGCCAGCTGGTACGGGTCATCTGCAGCGAAGAGCCCGGGCTATACGCGCTCGGCACGATCGAAGCCGCTCCGACCTACGCTCCGCTCACAGGCAAAGGAACGCTCGTTCTTTCCTGCACCGATGCGGACGCCTATCTCTACCACGTGGATGAGACGGTCGTATCTGTCACCGGTAGCGGCATAGCTGCTTTGGAAAACGACTATATGCCCGTCGTTCCAACAA